GGCGAGGGCGGTGGTGGTGGCGGCGGTTATAGAACTGACACAGGTTATGCAGTTACAGCAGGCGTATCAATTTCAGTTACTGTAGGAAACGGAGGAACAGGAACACCTAGCGTTGCGGCAAGCCCGAGAGGGGGTAATGGTGGTGATTCTGTCTTTGGAACTATTACATCTACCGGAGGTGGAGGCGGAGGCAATGTTGTAAATAGCACTGATAAAAATGGTGCAAATGGCGGCTCTGGTGGCGGCGGGAGCCATTTTAACGGCGCAGGTACAGGAGGAACAGGAAATACTCCAAGCACATCTCCGTCTCAAGGCAATAATGGTGGTGGTGGAAATGAGCCAAAAGGCGCTGGCGGCGGCGGCGGTGCTGGCGGTGCTGGTGTGGCCGCAACATCTACGACAGGTGGTAATGGCGGCGCTGGTTCTACTTCATCAATCTCCGGTTCGTCAACAACCTATTCAGCAGGGGGTGGGGGTGGTTGCTCATCTCCAGGTACAGCGGGTGTAGGCACTGCTGGCGTTAGCGGTAATGGTGCGGTTGGCAATGTCAATGGCACATCTGGTACGGCCAACACAGGCGGTGGTGGTGGCGGAACTGGCACTGCATCTCCGTTCACATCAGACGGTGGTAATGGGGGTTCAGGTGTTGTCATAATCCGCTACGCAGATAGCTATGCTGCCGCAACTTCTACCACAGGATCACCAACGATTACAGTCTCTGGCGGCTATCGTATTTACAAGTGGACCGGAAACGGTTCCATCACATTCTAGGGATTGCACATGGCTCATTTTGCAAAACTAGACGAAAACAATGTCGTGCTTGAAGTGCATTGTGTTCATAACAACGAATTGCTTGACGAGAATGGCATTGAGCAAGAACAGAAAGGTATTGATTTCTTAATTAACTGGTCAAACGGTTATTTGGCTTGGAAGCAAACAAGTTATAACGGATCATTTAGGAAGAATTATGCAGGGATTGGTTACACCTACGACCCGCAGCACGATGCTTTCATTCCACCTAAACCTTTCCCGTCATGGTTACTTAATGCAGATGCTCAATGGGAAGCACCTATCGGAATGCCTGTAGACGGCAAGATGTATCAGTGGGATGAAGCGACGACCAACTGGGTCGAGATCAGTTTTGCTTAAGACAGCCATCAGCAACCTTGTTAGTTCCGTAACTGCAATCGTTTTCGACAGATCAATTTTCTAGTCTGGCAACCACCCAAATGATTTAGAAAGAACAAAACATGACACTAAAGATCTGCGTATACGCAATCGCAAAAAATGAAGAACAATTTGTAAAAAGGTTTTGTGAGTCGGCGCAAGATGCTGACATGATCCTAATTGCTGACACTGGATCAACAGATAACACTGCAAGTCTTGCCAAGGCATTTGGCGCTATTGTTTACGACATATCGGTCAAGCCTTGGCGATTTGATATGGCAAGAGATACGGCGTTATGTCTTATCCCTGGCGACTATGATGTCTGCATTTCTCTTGATTTGGACGAGGTATTAGAACCAGGATGGCGTGAGGAAATCGAGCGGGTTTGGACCCCTGAGACAACAAGGCTTAGATACAAGTTTGACTGGGGACATAATATTCTTTTCTTTTACGAAAAGATTCATCATCGAGTCGGTTACCACTGGCATCATCCAGTCCACGAATACCCCAGGCCAGACCTGAGGACAAAAGAAGTCTACGCGCACAGCGATAGACTCTTGGTCTCACATCATCCAGATCCGACAAAAAGCCGAGGGCAGTATCTTGACTTACTAAGAATGGCAGTAAAAGAAGATCCGCGATGCCCGAGAAATGCGTTTTACTTTGCGCGTGAACTGACGTTTTATAGTCTTTGGGATGAGGCGATTACCGCACTTAATGCGTATCTCAATATGCCGGAGGCAACATGGCCGAACGAGCGGTGCTATGCCATGAGGTTGTTGGGCAAGGCTCACGACGCAAAAGGAAATATTTGGGAAGCGCTGAAATGGTATCGCATGGCAATAGCAGAGGCTCCGGGAACCAGGGAACCCTGGGTAGATGCGGCAATGTCTTACTACATGAAATCAATGTGGAAAGAATGTTTTCACGCGGCTACAATGGCGCTTGAGATTAAAGATAAGCAATTGGTATATACCTGCGACCCTGAAGTTTGGGGTTCTAAGCCTTATGATTTAGCAGCAATCTCAGCACATAATCTGGGATTAAAAGACGAAGCGATACGATACGGGAAGGTGGCGGTAGATTTATCGCCAAATGATGAACGACTCGCTAGGAATCTTGAATATTATGGACTCGCAAACGCTGCTTAATATCGCTTTTGGCGTTCTCTCTGCTGCCTTCGGTTGGTTCTTCCGCGTGGTTTGGGAGGCTCAGCAAGAACTACAACGCGACCTTAGAGACTTAGAAAAGGGTTTGCCTCACGCTTATGTTTTAAAGCCAGATTACGAAAAAGACATCAGCGACATAAAAAATATGCTCGCTAAAATTTTTGATAAGTTAGACCATAAGCAGGATAAATGAATTGGTCAGACGTTTTAAAGGCAGTCATTCCTGTAATCGTTGCTTCGCTTGCTTGGTTGCTTGGTCAGGTTGCAGATTTCTCGACGCGGCTAACAAAGATTGAGGGCTCCATGCCTGCGCTTATTACGAAGGAAGGTGTTCCTACTGATAGCCCGATTAGTGCAGAGAAACGGGCAATTCAAAAAGAACAGCTCATGCAACATATAAACGAGTTGCAAGTGAAAGTTAGGCTTTTAGAAGAGCGTGAGAGGCTAACCAAGAAATGATGACTTTGCTTTCGTCTCTTCTTTCATTCCTAGCCGGTGGCGTTCCTAGGCTGCTCGACATCTGGCAAGACTCGAAAGACAAAGCGCACGAACTACAGCTTGCTCAGATGCAGATCCAGCGCGAGCTAGAGATGGCGAAAGAGGGCTTTGCAGCTCAACAGCGGGTCGAGGAGATCCGAACAGAGCAGGTACAGATACAAAGCCAAACCGAGGAAATGAAAGCGCTCTACGCGCACGATATAGCCCTTGGCGACGGTGTTTCGCAATGGGTAAAGAACCTTCGGGCTCTAGTCAGGCCGGTGATTACTTATGGCATGTTTGCATTACTGGTCTTTGTGGATGTTGCTGGTTTTTGGTACGCGTGGACAATGAACGTACCGTTCGATCAAATGCTGAATCAGCTTTGGGATGATGAGACGCAGCAGATCTGGGCTGCAATCATTGCATTCCATTTTGGAAGCCGAGCATTTGCAAAGTAAATCTCTTGAGATGCTCAAGCATCACGAGGGCGTAAGACTAAAACCTTACCGCTGCCCTGCGAGACTGTGGACAATCGGCGTAGGCCACGTTATTGACCCATCACACATAAGGGTGAAGTTTGAAGAGAGGCTCTCTTTACCGATCCCGAGCGGATGGGATCGAACGCTCACGATGGCAGAAGTCGATGAGATTCTTGCGACTGATCTACAGGCATTTGAGGCTGGCGTACGCAGATTATGCCCTGCTGGTCTTACTCCTAATCGCTTTGATGCGCTCACCAGTTTCGGGTTTAATGTTGGACTAGGAAACCTTCAGAGATCCACGATCCGAATGCGGCACAACCGAGGTGATTACGCTGGAGCCGCGCAAGCCTTTATGATGTGGACAAAAGCTGCCGGCAAAGAGTTGCCCGGATTAGTTAAGCGTAGGCGCGATGAGTCTATGCTTTATGCAACCGGATGAGAGCGTCTTTTACCATCTGGCCGACGCTCTCTCCGTGATGTTTTGCTATCTGCTCAATAAGCGGAAGCCGCCGATTCTTAGGCTTCGACAAAAGCCAGTGAGCCCAATCCTCGACGACCAGCGGCATAACCTTTTCATAAGCCGACGCAATTTCCGATCTATCACTGCTAGTTACCCGCTTGATTGTCGAGATCCAGTTCTCCGAGGCTCCAGGCTCGAAATGCTTTATGCTTTTCGATGGTGTCTTCGCACTCTGTCGAGGGAGGCTTCCAGCCGTACTGTCGCCAGATTTCCTCAACGGGTTTGAATGTTCTCGGGGTTCTTTGCTCTGCAATTAAATCTCTCCAGCTCATACCAGTTTCCTTTCCATTATTTCAACTTCCGATAAAAAAGTCATTACATCAGCCTCTAAGTCATCTATGTCTTTAGGCTCTGGTTTGAACCTAACGATAAAAAGCTGAAGACGCTCAGGCAGGCGTGGGTCAAACGACACAAAATCAACCCACTTTCTGCCTGTGCAGGCAAGCTGAGCAAGCATCTGGTGCTTATGATCCGTCGGCACTTCGCCTTTCATCATCCAGCTAAGGTGCGTAGACGTTTTAGGGCATTTAATTTCTAGCAAACCATCTTCACCGATCAACCCATCAGGTGATGCTGCAAATGAATGTATTCGCGGATGATTGACAATAGCAACCTGCTCTACCCAAACGCCTGTTTTAATCTCATACGCAGCCCTTGCTAGCGGTTCGTTTGCAGTCCCCCATTCCATATAAGCGTTGGTGTAAGACTCGATTGGTGAGCCTGTAAGACGCTCTGTGATGATGTCTGCAATGTAGTCGGCTCGAGCGGCTGTTCCCTTCTTTGCTCGAGCAGCAGACACCCGAGAAGCTGTCACCTTCCCGAGCCTAGCAAGTTTCCATTCCTCGGTTCCTTGTTCCATCAGAATGGCGCCTCATCATCGTGGGTCTCTTGTTTCTTGCTACTGAGCATTTGCATCTGGTCAGCAACGATCTCGGTGGTGTACTTTTCGTTCCCGTTTTTATCTGTCCACTTACGGGTTTCAAGTCGACCTTCAACGTAAACCTGGGAGCCCTTCTTCACGTATTTATCGACAATCTCGGCTAGCTTCCCCCAAAACACGACGCGATGCCATTCTGTCTTTTCCTGGCGCTGGCCGTCTTTCTCTTTCCAAGAATGTTTTGTTGCTAGCGTAATCGTGCAAACCGCAGTTCCTGCGTCAGTGTATTTAGTTTCGGGTTCTTTGCCCGTATTTCCGATGAGTAACACTTTATTTAC